TGTATATTTCAAACCCCCTGTAGGATCAGGAAGAATAACCCCCTGATTTGTTGTGGCAGTGGTAACTATATTGTATGTTTTGGTAAGAAGTGTGGCATCACCCTGAACCGTTCCGGCTGCTGAAACTGAGGTGTCAGCCGAGGCCTGAAAATCCCCAGAAGAAGTAATACTTCCAAAGTCTACATCATCACCGGACTCGTATTTGTCTGTATTAAGATTACTAAAGTTATCATCCATCTCAGTGTTAGTGAGAGGAGATCCTTTACCTGTTCTAGTTATAATTGTAGCCACTTATTATTTCCCGGATATTTTTTCTAAAATTAATTTCATACAGTCTTTCAGTTCTTTTACTTCAGAATTTAATATATTTATGTCTAACTGCTGCTGCTCAATTTTTTTCTGATTTGCTAGCCTTTCTGCTCTTCTTTTTTTATATTCTATTGCACCTTTTGTATCGGTGCTTAAAATAGCTTTGCTATAGCCATCCTTAATTAAGTTATTTTCACCTTTTACTTTTTTTAACATTATGCTGCCAGTAGAGCGTAGGCTCTCAAGTTTGTGGACTTAGGAATTTGTGTTGTACTTGTACTCAGGTGTACAATCTTAACAGACCAAATCTTAAACCCTACAAAAGTTGTAGTTGATACTGTAGGTGTCAAAGTAGCTCCGGCACCTGTACCGCTAATGCTATTGGTTGCTGTAAGAGTAGGAGTTCCTGTATAACGGCCGCCTTCTGTGACAGTAACACCAGTAATTTCACCCGATCCTCCGACTGAAGAAACTGTAAGTAATGCTCCTCGTCCTACACCTGTTACTTGTATAACATCTCCTATTGCATATCCAGTACCTGCAGCACCTATACTAACTCCTGTGATAGTGTTCACATCATACTCTAGTATACCGCTACTATTCAAGCCAAAGTTACCGCTACTCTTTAAAGGAACCTTATACTGATATTCTTGCCACTGCTGTCCCGCTACGTTAGACGATTGAGTTTCAATTTCTAATTCATGCCAACAAATATCTTCTAAGAAGTTAGCACTATCATCATCCTTATGTTGTACCTTAACATAAACTTTTACGTCTGCTTGTGATGGTATCTTATTGTCTAACCAAATCTTAAAGTCCTCAGATTCTAATCCATCTGTTAGTATAACTTTCTTGCTTATATATCTAGTAGAAGCAGACCCGCCAGTAGCAACTTCTTCATCTGAAGCATCATTGTTTATTACATTCTTAATCATCAACATAGAAACACTTTCAGCGTTTACCATAGGACTCAAGTTGTTTACACCAGTTCTCATTTCAAACTGGATTGCTACAGTCTCTCCACGAGGAATGCCGCTAGAAATTTGATTAGAATAACTGTAAAGTACCTGTTCCTCTTGCAGTTCTACTGTTTCACCTATATATGTATCAACGTAGGTAGTATTTTTTGATGAAGTATTACTTGAAGGCTGTAGAGCTACCTTGGCTCGTAATCCTCCCTGCGAACCATAGTTTGTAGATCTTGCTTTTAATACATAAGCATCTATTATACGATTATGTATGGTTCCTATTGTGGCATCGGTAGTACCGTCTGAGACCTTATTGTTGTGAGTATCATCAAAGTGTCCTTGAATTACTTCAATTTCATGTGTTTCATATTGAGTGTCGTAAGTATAAACCCTACCACGATTCAATCTTACTGTTGCTGTAGCTATATCTGTTCCAGTATTAGGATCTGAAATAGTTATAGTTGGGGCTACTTTATATCCTGTGCCATAATCGGTGACAGTGAAGCCTGTTACTTCCCCACCACTATTAGTATTAGCAGTAAGGGCCAAACCATCTCCACCAGTTCCGTCTGAGTTTACGGTCACTCCAATAGAAGTTGAAGAGGCGGTATAATTTGATCCAGCATTTGTTATTTCAAAAGTAAATCCATGTAGGAAAGTGCCGGCTGTATATTCAGTGCTTTCAGAAAATTCAATCCAATCCATGTTTTTATTCTTCAAAGTTGCCTGGAAGGTAGTGTCTGTTCTAAATACACAACGGTTAATTCTAAATGTCATATCTTCTGCCTGGTGGGCCGTCCATGTTCTGTTATTTGCAGAAGTAAACAACACACCAGAATGAGCCTGTTTACTAATTGTCTTAGTATTTCCTATTTCAGGTTTGCCGAGTTCAGCTATCCAAACCTGATAGTCAGGGTCGTTCATATCAGGGATAGGAACAATACAATACTCTCTGTTATTTTCTAGATACACTGGAGCTTTAAATACAAACTTAGTTCCGTCTACGTTATTACCAGACGGATTTGTTACCACACAATCTTTTCTAAGTTTGTGACAAGTTCCTAATACTTCAGCGCCCGGATATCCATTTACTACATCTCGTATTTGTAAAGTGATACCGTTATTGTTTGCTTCTGTAGAAATTGACTTAAAGAATATATCTACTGAGTCTACAAACATACCTCCTGGCATATTTTCAACCATAAAAGTTTGTGCCATTGGGTCGTAATACATACACAAACCGTAAACCGATGATTGTCTAAGAAGACCTGTTTCAGCAAGTGCTGCTTGTATTGCTTCTTCTACATCAGACAAATCATAATCATATTCAACATTTGTGTGTATAACATTTTGTACTGGTGCTGTTTGTGAACCTGTAGTAAAGTTAGTATTAGGATTTGCTACCTGAGTTTGTTTATTAGTATTACGATCTATATTGTATTTTTCTGACGCATCTGTAAGAGTGCGAGTAACAGTTGCCGCATTACTACCACCGGCTGCTGTCTGTATAGTCTTGGTAGTTGTGTCATTGTGTGAGGTGTCTGTTACAGTGTCAAGATCAACACCGGTATTTTTATATATGTTAGAATATGATAATCCGTCAACCGACGTTATACCAGAATATGTAATTGTAGGCTCGGTCAAAGGCACCCAATGGACTGAGCTAGGGTCGAAAACTTTTTCACCAATGACAACCTTGGGATCTTTATCAATAGTGGGGCCTGCTATAGTTCTCTTTGTTGGGGGTAAAATATTATAACCCGAATACTGAGTTGCCATGCCCTCATATACCGAAGTAAATTGAGCAGTAGCATATGATTCTATATCACCCCACTTGTCCGTATTACCTGTGGCTATTAGTTGAACCTGTTGAGTTCCTATTTCTACCTCTGAGTCTCCTATTTGGAAACTATCTTTAATACAACCTAAACCATCACTGGTGAATGAACCTTTGCTAATACCTGCAATATTTAAATCATACAAAGTGTTAGGGCACAATCCGTTTGCTTCAAAATCAATATTGATTTTTTTCGCATATGCTTTTACGCCGGGTATGAGATTTTCATTGTCTATATAACCATTTTGTCGAATGGGCCCAGGAATTGCTCCGGAATATATCATATCCGTTTTCATATATCCAGTTTCAATTACATTAGATGTTACCTGAGAATAAGTTGCCCATTGTTCCTGCTCCCAATAACCTTCAGAGTAATAGTCAACACCATAGTCACCAATTTCAGACTGAAAATGGTCAAGAATCTGTCTTTGGCCGCCTGGAAGCTTTGCGGTACCTGTTATTGTTGTGCCTGGTGTAGTGTTTTTATCAACAGTATGCCAGCCATGGTAAGTTTTTTCCCAAGCACCTGTATAGTTAAACTGAGAATATTCTCCTTCTACATCTTCTTGTACTTGTTCAACAGGATTGGTGTCATACCAATTGTCATAATCTGGATTAAGAGTTAGAACACCCGGACCCTTTAAACAGCTAGATGAAGTAATATTTGGTTCACACTTTCCTGAACTAGGATTCCAAGAGTGTCCTGGTCCACAAGCAATCGGGTCTGCTGACGATGCGCCTCTAATTGACACAGTGCTTGAAGGACTTCCTGTTGCATTACCATAACTATCTGTCGCACCCAATGTAAGAGTAACATCAACAGGAGAAGTGTCTCCAGTTTCTTTTGCTGTAAGAGAAACAAGAAACGAACCAGATGATGAAAAAGATGCAGCAACTGAAGATAGACCAAGAGCTAAAACCTGTGTTGATGTTACTCCCGTAATAGTCCATGATACAAGCGTGCCCTCAACAAGATTTTGCGCTTGAACATAGAACTCAATTGTATCACCTTGATCAACAGCATTGCCGGTTTTTCTGATGATAGTGTAGACGGGATCCGGTACATCTAGAGGACTATTATCAACAACATTAGATGTTGCATTATTTGTTGATGTGGAGTCGGGTATATTATTAACAGTTGAATTTGCTTCAGATGTTTTTGTAGTTGATACGGTGTCTGCCGCACTTGACACGGTTTCCCCCAAATCTTCTGAATTGACTGGTAATCCGCTTGCTGTATATGTTGAATCATCCTCAACATCATACAATAATTCTATTACAATGGGGCTTGCTTTACTAGCCTGTAGTTGTTCTGTGTATACTGTAGATACATAAGGAACGTGAAACACTGGGCCTGTTTGTCCTGACTGTGTTGTGGTTCCTGAGTCAATACCCCTAAAGTCTACACTAGAAGTATTAAACCATGACCTAAGTTGGTTTTTGTTTATGTCAATAGATGCTTTATAATCAGGATGACCTGCAGCTGCTACTGAATGACCTCTGAATGGATCTACTAATAATCCATTTTTAAACCTATCTAAACCAGACCCATCTAGAATTAATTGATCTTTAGCTTGTTTTTCTAGTAAAGAAAGAGAAGTATAATATTCAACATTGGTTATTCTTTTTTCCAACCTACCTATATCCCTCATTGTAAAATGAGGATTTTCTAAGTTAGTCACCTTGAGTGACAAATCTGGACGATCAATTGCCGAAGCCGCCTTTGATGCTAAAGAAGGATAAGGAGGAGCAATCAGAGTAGCTAATGTCATTTCACCTGGATCAGGAGTCTGTATTGAAACTCTCTCATTTATAGCAGAGGCCTTCATTACAATATCTCCGTTTGCGTTTATAGTACAACGGTATCCTTGTGGCAAATATGATTGTATATCTGTTGTGAATGTCTCAGTTGGGATCGGAAAAGTTAAGTTTGAATGACTAACTACTTCTGAGTTGCTAGGATTCTCGCTAGTTACCCCTGCCACAGATGTAGATATATAATTTCCTGTTGCTGTTCTAGTAGCATAAGGTCTGAAATCTAGAGCATCTCTTAAATCAGTTATACCATATTTTTCTGACTGATAAAGAGGTATTTCCTGAGGATATACCTCACCTGCAGCTGCTGTGCTATTTTCTGTAGCAGGAAGAGGATAAGAATCTACCGTTGAAAAAGTATATCCTGATGTTGATGTATTTGAAAACCAATTGAATTTTACTGTAAGATATTTGTAAGTAGAAAGATTTAATGTACTAGAACTTTTTTTAGTAATAGAAGCAAGACCATAGTAGTTATCTTTCTGCCCAAGGTTTAATCTAAAATCCTTAGTAACATCTTTTTCTCCAGTAGTATAATCATTTGCGGTGTATGCTAAAACTTGAACAAGTTTATATACATCAGGTACACCTAGTGAGTATGTACCAGAAGTTCCTACTGGGTGGCTATCTAAATTAAGTTTTACAAAATTATTTTTTTCTGCTGTTTTATTGATTGCTCTAATCTGACCAGAAGCACCTGTGGTTCTTACAACAGCATACGCTTTAAAAGAAGGTGTTCCTGATGTTACACTAGTACCAAGAGTATATGTGATTGACTTGTCACTGGATGCTGAAGGTGACATTGCTTGAGCATCTATGACTTGACCAGTATAATAATTAGTAGAATCTATAACAAAATCTGATGTTGCTATCAGTATTAAATTTTGATCAGTAGTAGTAGTTACTGCGTTATACCAGGGAAATGTTTCATCTCCCGATAGAGTCAACGTGATTGAATTTGTACCTGATCGATTAATTTCTTTTAGGTATGTAAAGGTAATGTCTGTATCAGAACTACCCTCTACCTTTAATGTTTTAATAGCCTTTCTAGGTAAAGGCCAAAACATTTTGTTAGTGTCTGGATTTTGTAATGTTGCAGTAGCACCTACAATGTCTGCAAAAGCATCGGTGGTTCCATTGTCGTAGTGTATACTTTGAACATCTGAAAAAGCAGCTGTGCCTGCAGTCATTTTTATATCATAAAGATACAATTTGTATTTACACGCAGCTGCACCGATTGTGCCGGAATCATAAATCATCTGCCGTACTTTGGCTTCACCTATTTTAGTACCTGCAGGTGAAACTGTAGTAGAAGAAGCACCACCATAAACAGTAGAGGCTGCATTAGTATTAGTATCATATAAATCTACAATGCTATCACCGGTATCTTCTAAACCGATATTCCAACTACCTACCATTTCATCAACAACAACATAGTTTCCAAATGCTGTAGTTAGTGTTTTTCCTTCAGCTGCAACAGTTGTTGTAGGCTTTGAGAAAATTATTCTTTTAGTATTTTCCAGTATTCTAGGATATCCAGCGACATTACATTTACCAGGAGAAATCTCAGCAACTAGGTTACCATTAGAACCAGAAGTTGTTAGACCACCGTTGCCTTCTCCGTTGTCGAGATGTTCCCTTACTCTGAGATACAGTCCTTCTACAACATAGTTTCCATTGGTTTCAAACGCTCTGCTAGCTAGTTGATCACCAAGTTTGTTTAGAGGGTCGTTTCTAGTTCTATGATAAAGAACACTACCATATTCATACTGTGCATACCTAAAAAAGTTTTCAGGAACAGTAGTTGAATTTAGGGGAAACGATTTTAAAGTTGCCGTTAGCTTATATCTATCAGCACCCGGAGAGTTTGCATTATATGTTCCCGATGCAGGATCTAACAAAGTATCATCATCATCAGACTGTATAATAGATTCTGTTACATGAAAACCAATTTGTCGTATTACGCTGGTACTAAATTTATCTACATAACACCCTATTTTACCAGTTCTAATAAAATGTCCTTTCGCATAAATTAGACCGGGAGACAGTGTAATCCTGTGTGCTACACCGAAATATCTATTTCCCAAAGAGTTACTAGTCTGTGTGCCTACAACAAATGTTCTTCCTTTCCAATATCCAGAAGAAGTTACAGTTAAGGTTTCACCTGCTTTAAAATGCCTGTTTAATTCTGTATTGCTGCCTTCTGTCCAACCCACGTCTGTTTGATTAGTAACTCCCCCACCGTCTATATAACTCAAATATAAAGTCTTAGCGTCTGGGTGAGAAGTTTCTAAACCTGTTCTAACATCTACTATCTTAGCTTTTAACCCAGAAGTTCCACCGGTTACTACTTCACCAATAAAGTTAGTAAGCAGAGAGTTTTTAACTTCTGTAGCTGAGGCATCTGCATCATCCACTTTGATGTATGGCACAACATCAATGGATTCTTCACACCCAGACATAATAGCACCTTCTTTAAGTGTAAAGGAGCTAAGATTGGTTATTTGATCTTGTAATATAGTTTGTAGCTGCGTCAGTTCTCTAGCTTGAACAGCAACACCCGGCTTAAACAATATCCTACTGTAATTGTTAGCCGTATCAAAATCATCATAATATGGGTTCGTATTTAAATTAAGTGCCATTTTTAGTATTATCCTAGAATGTTACAAATGCTTTTATAATTTCTGCTTGATCTTGTGTTCTATTAATAGCGCCCCTGTTCTCCACATAAACAATCTCACCTGTTTTTGTACTAAACTCGGGAACACTGATACTATTTATATCCGCTGCTAAGGTTGTATCACTGTTTACTGTAAGATCTTCAAATGGCGAAGCTGTCTGAATTTCTGGTATAACAGGAATTAAGTAAATAAAATATCCAGAGGTACTACTCAGTTTTTGAGCAACAATAAACTCTCCGCCAGATGCAGTTGTTACAGTATCATCAATAGTATATTTTCCATACTCAGTTGCATTTGCCAGTTCAATTTCAAATGTTGCTCGGCCGGTTGTGTTGTTATATTGTTGGCTTGCATCAGTATATTCTTTTACATTCTTTATAAGCCCTATCTGTCTAAAATCATTATTTAAAATTAAATCTTCATTATCAGGATCTGATAATGATATTGATAAAGCTAATGTAGTTGAAAACAATTCTCTTACTATATTACTTCCATGTCCATTTATAGGACTAACTACTGCTCTGGCTGTAGCCAAAGTAGTTGCAGTTCCCACACCTTCTGTAATGGTTACATTTGCAAAAGTATAATTTGAACCAGCATTTGTAATAGTTATGCCTGAGATGGATCCGTTATTGTCAATAGTAGGAATAGCAGTAGCACCGCTACCATCTCCTGTTACAGTAATACTAGTATCACCGTCAGTATATCCAACACCTGCTGTAGTTATTTCAATTCTATCTATAGTTCCTTTAGTAGCTGAATTTTCCACCGCCGCTTGATCTAAGGACAAAGCACTATCAACATCACCTAAACCTAATTTTAATTGAGCACCTGTGCCGGCAATATCTTGTACTTGTACAAGAGCAAAAGAATATCCATTTCCTACTTGACTAATAGTGGCAGTAGTAATTACACCTGCACTGACGGTCACATCAACGTCACCATTGACACCGTCTCCAACCACAGAAACTTGGGGGCTTACATAACCTGATCCCCCGTCTACTATTGTTACTGTGTCTAATTCACCATTAACATCAAAGGTGTCAGCAACGGTATCATTTTCGTCAGGTGTGCCGTCAGATTGTGTTCTTCCTACCAACTTTCTAACAGGCATCCAGTTATCATCTAAAAATCTTGTTTTGTCACCGTCAGTTATTGTTCCTAGATATTTCCAATGATAGTTATCAGATGTTATCTGTACCTCTACTCCAGTAGTTGTAGGTTTGTCTAAACTGGCTGT